ATGTCGGATGTGTCATATAAAGGTCTCCATAGTCGGGGTAGGAGGAAGGAGGGCCACCGTAGCAGCCCCCCGAGTGGAAATTAAGCAATGATGCCAGAGAAGAAGTAACCCAAGTCAGCACCAACGACTTTCATGTCGTAGGACATCTTAACCTGAATGTGTTCTGCAACCTGCTGACGCTTCAGTGCATCGTCCGAGAAGGACTCAACAGTGATACCGAGGTTGTTGACACCGGGGATGTTGTTCCATGCAAAGGTCAAACCTGCTGCTGGGGTCATCAGACCTGCCGAGCGTGGGGTGTGAACCAACAGAGCATTGTTGCCACCAATGAACGCATTGCTTTCTGCAATACCTTCTGCGCTGGAGTTCTTTACTGCTTCCATGACGTAGAAGTTTTCTACTTCAAAGATCTCAGCCAACTTAGCATTGGTGATAAGAGCAGTGTTAGAAACAGTTGCGCCACCGTTCAGACGGGCAAGAATGTCAGGGTGGTTGATCAGAGTGTCACGAACTTCCTTACCAACAACCATAGTGTTTGGCTTGAAGCCACCAGATACCAACTGCATAGTGCGGCGGGCAGTGGTTACGTTCTGGATTGGTGTGGAGTTGGTGTAGTCCGACCAGTATACAACTTCGCCTGCGCCTACAGAACCAAATGCGTCACCAGACACTTCTGTAGTCCATACGCCAGAAGCGAAGAATGTGGAAGCGAACTGCTCTTCACGGTGGATCATCAGGCGAGTTGCCAGAGTTTCAGCACCAGCAGCGCGGATGTCCAACATTGCATCTTCGTTTGCAAGGGTTTGCTCATCGAAGTCCATGCCCAAGCCGTATACATCAGCGTAGTAGCTGCTGTTCGAGATGGTCATGCCAATGCGGTTTACTTCCGTGCGAGGAGCCAGCTTCTGGACATCGCCAGTGCGGTTCATGTTTGCGCGGTCGTAGATGTAGTACTTATCGGACTGACGCTGAACGCCAACAGTTGGGAACACTTTGTCAGCGATAAAGTTCTCTTGCGATTGTGCATAGGCCAGTGTCAAGTTAGACAACGGCTGGTCGATATGCACCTGCGATGGGGTCAAAAGAGGCATATTATAATTCCTTTCTATGCTCTAAATTAGGCTACGATGTTACCGCCTTGGATAAGCTCCATAGCGATGATTTGACCATCGACACCAGCTTCCAGAGCGTAGCCCATAACGTAGTCGCCTGCGGCAGCAGTGATTGCGTCACCAGAGGCATCAGTTTGCAGAGCAGCACCAGCAGCGACAGTGCCACCACAAGTGATCATTACTTTGCCAGAGATTGCAACAGTTGCAGCTTTACCTGCGGCATCGGGGTTGTTCAACAGAACACCAATGCAGTTTTCGCCAGCAGCATCCGCGAGGTCAACCTGACCATCGGATTCAAGAGTGACGAACTTGAATTGTGCAGCCGACAAATCTTCGCCAGCCTCAAAAGAGCGTGTGTCACGAGTTTGGATCACAGCCATAATTATTCTCCTTTATAGGATTTCGAGATAAGAGCTTTGCCTTCGTCAGTCTTGGCTACGGCAGCATATGCGATTGCATACTGGCTCTTCTTCATACCATGCTCTTCCATGTATGTTTTGGTAAGAGCGTCCATTTTGTCATTAGCAGAGGTGAACTCACCGTCTACGTCAGATTTTCCAAATTCGGTCATAGTGCCTTCAAAGAGCTTGTCAGCAGCTTTAAGTGCAGCCATAACGTCATCACCGAGGTCAAACTTCAGAAGTTCTTTAGCGACCCCAAGGTCAAAGTGTGGAAGGGTTTCTTCAGCCCGCTTGGTGAGGGCTACATCAGCCTTTTCGAGAGCAGCAGCTTCGAGGGCCTTAAGAACTGGTGCAGGGATGTCGGACTTAGCGACCATCTCACCTTCGACTTCGAGCATCTCCACTTCAGATTTCTTCTCAACCTTATCAGCGTAGATCACGTAGCCGTTTTCGATCAGGCTTTTACGGAGGAGTTGGTTTTCTACCATCAGGCGGTCAAACTTCTCAAAGTCAAACTCACGCTGCTCTTGGACAACTTCTTCCTCAGCTTTTTCTACTTCAGCTTCTACAGCCTCAGCTTCCTCAGCCTTTTCAACCTCAGGGGCTTCTTCTGTAGCTACAGCTTCTACCTCTTCGGATTTCATCATGTCGTCATAGCCAAGAGCTTTCATAGCTTCGCCACGACCACATTGTTCCTTTTCCATGTAAGCCTTGACTTTAGCTTCCATTTCTTCATTTGTCATTTTACTAACTTCCTCTTCGGAGTTATCGCGCTTAAAGAGGGACACCATTGCCTGTGCATTGGCGGGTCGATCCACTAGGGATAGCTCCTCAAGCTGCAAGTTTTTAAGGAGATTAGGCAATTCAGATTTCCTCCTTCATAGCACGGCCCCCGATAGAAAAGGCCGCTAGTTCACCACTCTTAACCATGTTCCATACGCCATCATCGTAAACTTTATAAGCTACGATCCAGCCTTCACGGTCAGAATGAATACCGAGAGCATCACCAAGTTCTTTGGTCACTGGGAAGGAGTGGACGACAACGCCTACTTGTTCTCCTGTGTGCATCGCCTTGCCTACGCGAATATGCTCCATGAAATTGTTTACAGCCTTGACAAGTGTCTCAGGCTCAATAACATCCCCTTGACGATCAACAACAGGTTCACCCTTTTCGGTTACTACTGAGGCCCATCCATAGACCATACGTTGTTCATCATCAGCCTTGAGGATCTTACCTTCAATATTAGCTTTGGTCATCTCACTCACCGATGTATCCGATTCCCACATACGGCAAGACCAATAACGTGCTGAGGTCTTATCTGACGCTGTGTCACATGAGTGACGGGAACGGAAGTTGGCACGAGCTTTCGGGTCATCCCTACGGATCTCCATGTTAGGATCGCCAAAGGCCACTCGCTTTACTTTATCACCGTCCATGACAAACACTTCAAACTTCTTGTTGCCACCTTGGATACGGCGAGGTTTATTCAGGGTAACTTTCTGCCCCTGATATTCTGCCTTCTGGAACTCAGTCTTGAGGATCTCAGCTACAACAGCCCGTAGAGCCTCTAAGCGATCCACTGAGGGGCCTTCAGGATCTTCTGCTGGGCTATCCTCTTCATAGAAGGACAGGTACTCCTCGTGGCTCTCTGCGGGCATATAGACCGCTTGGCCCATATACTCGTGAACATGGGTCTCTCCATTGAAGCCCATATCCATACTACGCGCACGAGCTTCTTCTACAGTCGTGAAGATGTCATTAGCATATTTAGCTTTACGAAGAGTGGAAACTTTATGGCCTACCATTTGACCAGTCGGCTTGCCTTCGTCATCAATGATTTCAATGCGGGCAGCAGGTTCATCTTCTGAGCCTGTAATCTTAACTGGGATGTTAGGGACTGTGCCATCACGGACGATCTGACGAACAATGCCACGAGCCGTTCCACCAGACGAGTTCCAAGAGACACGATCTCCAGTGGAAATAGCCTTTTTAATTGCGCTGTAAGCAGCAGCCATTGCTTTACCTTCATCTTTTGTATCACTATATACGGAATTAAACACAGCCATAAACTGACGCTTCTTCCCTGCGGGGACGTTAGATGGCACTTCTTTGGCTGAGGAATAGGGCATATTAGAGTGTCTTTGCTAAGTAACCTTGGAAGACTGAAAATACGACAACATTGTTTGCGCTAGTTTCAACTCGAATTCTAACATCAGCGTTCTTAGGGATTATAACAGCAGGGTCTAGGTTAATATACCAAGGGCTTGCTGATGCTGCGCTAACTGCTGCAACTTGACGGAAGACTTTACCCTTCTCACGAAGCTCAAGATAGAAGTCAGCAGCGCCATCTTGCTTAAGGCTAACTGACCCAAATCCACCAGTGAGAATGTAATAATCCCCATCACTGAAGGTTGTAGCTGCCTTAAATGACTCTTGCAGACCTAAAGGAATGTCGATATGGATCTTGCTAACATCAGTCGGAATACCGCCAGTCAGTGGTGTATCTTCATAAACAGCAACACGACCTTGTAACTCACTGCCATTGTTGTTATATATTAGAGAGACACGAGCAACTGGAACTGGTAGGGCTACACGAGTTTGACCATTAAGATTGACAGTCTGTGTTAGGAAGGTAAAGTTGCCATCTACATCTACTGTGTGGCACTCAATGAAAATCTCTTGATTGTCATTTACATTGGAAGAGGAGATGCTGTCGATCAAATTGTCGTTGACGTAGGTTTCGTTACCACCAACAGTCCAAACTGTTTGGAGAGAACCTGTACTCAATTCTGCTGACTTACCAAACTTGATAAGAGACTTAGCCTTACGATCAACAGAGACTTTTTCGCCAAACTGTAGTTCGATCTCACGTTCAGCTTGAACCAAACGTCCATCTGGGACTTCATAAGCGCGTCTGGGCCAACCACCGAACATATCTTGTATTTCCTGTATCTCTTGGTTTGTAATCCAACTAGGATCAACTGTATCTTGAACTTGAGGTCTGGCAGTCGTAATTGATGTCGGAGAAAGGCTGTGTG